TTTAGGATTTAGTAGTCCTGAAACCTACGAAGACGCTAAAGCTGCGTCTGAAGAAATGCTCAAGATCGAATACCTCATGGGTGTCGATGATAAACTACCAGAAGGGTACAAGATGAACCAAGGGCCGGGAGCCGTGCTTACTGCGCTCGGACTATACGGCGACCAAACAGATAACCCACAATTTAGCCAGCCCGCAAATATAAGAAGTTACACCCACCCTATAGGTAGCACCGGCTCTAGGACATTAGGGCAATACGTAACCCCATACCAAAATTATGACGGTGCCATGTCTTTACCGGAATATGAAGAGGCACTTAGCAGGTCATCTAGGGGTATTCAGGCTGCTATGCTTGGTGGCTCTCCCCAAGGGGATGATGTTTTTGCAGACTTAACGACGCAATACGATGGGCAAGGCTACTCATACGAAGATACGTTAAAGCATGAGTTACGGCATAGAGGGTTACGTTCTGAAAGAGTGTCTAGTTTAGAGGATGTGCCCGAAGGCGCGAGCGTAATTGGCGAAGAGTGGAGGAAGCGGGGTAATCTAAACGATGTAGAACGCCGCGAACACCCTATATACGAACTTATACGCCAGTTGCAGATGGGTGAAAAAAACATAGAAGAGTTGGGGTTTTCGGACAGGGAGGAATTGGAAAACCTAAACGAACTGGAGGCAAACCTTTTAGAAGGCATGACGGAAGAACAACGTATGAAATTAGGGTTCTTACCGGAAGAGCCGGGGTTCCTAGATAAGTTAATGGGTATAATGGATTAATGTTGCAAAAAATTATTTTTAGTGTACATTTGCGGTAACGGTTAACAACCTGCGTGTATATATGACAGTAATGCTTGATCCTGAGATTGGCGTTCCGTTACCCCCTAACATTCCTTACATAGATTTGAGGGAACGGGCTGCGGCTGCTTGCGCCACTGCGATACTCTTATCCGAACACGGACTAGATATAGAACTAAACCGGGAAGACAAGGATGTAGCCGCCAGCCTAACGCTACAATATGCCCAAGACCCTGAAAACACTTCAAAACAAGTTACTAGTAAGAAGGCCGCGAAGCTAACCCCTGCGTCTTTAATACTTACGAGTAGCATCCTGCAAGAGTTTGGACACTCAGTTGCCAAGAGTTCAGCTCAAATCCGCTATCTCGTAACCAATAAGCTCCTGCTAGAGTCAGAAAACCCTGATGCGAAGATCCGTATCCGTGCCTTAGAGCTGTTGGGTAAGATATCCGACGTAGGGTTGTTTGCTGAGAAGTCCGAAGTGACTATAACGCACCAGTCTACTGACGATCTACGTGCAAACCTGCGTCAGAAGCTGGAAAAGTTAGTTAACCCGCCTGTATATATAGAAGAAGCAGTCATTATTGATGGGGATATCATTGATGTAGACGTTGAATTGGGGCTAAACAAGCCTAAAGAAGCGTTTGAGGGCGAGTACGACGATGAGTGAGGTTGCATTTGACTTTACCGAAGACGAAATCCAAGCAATGTTGGATAATTTAAGCAGTTATACGCCAGATGAAGTCCTTGAGATCGATAAGTTAGTTGATGAGCTAGCAGTACGCAGAAAAAATAAGTTAGCGTACGATGATTTGATAGAGTTCTGTAAGGCGATGATGCCTGAGTTCATTGTGGGCAAGCACCACCGCATATTGGCGAACATGCTCATGGATATTGAGGGTGGGGATAAAGATCGTGTGTGCGTAAACATACCCCCACGTCATGGTAAGTCCCAGTTAGTATCTATATTCTACCCTGCGTGGTATTTGGGGCGAAATCCCAACAAAAAGGTCATGATGGTGTCTCATACCACTGATTTGGCGGTGGATTTTGGGCGTAAAGTACGTAATTTAATCAGCACTGATGCCTATACATCCGTGTTTCCTACCGTGAGATTAGCCTCTGATTCCAAGTCTGCAGGGCGCTGGAACACCAGTGTAGGGGGTGAATACTACGCTTGTGGGGTCGGTTCAGCCCTTGCTGGACGTGGTGCTGACCTGCTATTGGTAGATGACCCGCACTCTGAGCAGGATGTTATTAACGGGAACTTCTCGGTGTTTGAGAAAGCGTATGAGTGGTATACGTTCGGTGCCCGTACGCGTTTGATGCCGGGGGGACGAGTAGCGATTATCCAGACCCGTTGGCACATGGATGACCTGACAGGCCGTGTTGTACGAGATATGGGAAACAACGAACGTGCTGATGCCTTTGAAGTAATTGAGTTCCCTGCCATATTAGAAGTGGACGATAAGGAGACAGGCAAGCCTATACAGAAACCGTTATGGCCTGAGTTCTTTGATTTAGAGGCGCTGCTACGGACTAAGGCGTCAATGCCAGCTTTCCAGTGGAACACACAGTACCAGCAGGAACCAACGGCTGAAGAAGCTGCCATTGTTAAACGTGAGTGGTGGAGTATCTGGACAAAGGAAGACCCACCTAAATGTGAATACATTATCATGTCGTTAGATTCCGCTGCGGAGAAGCATAACCGTGCTGACTTTACGGCTTTGACGACGTGGGGCGTTTTCTTTAATGAGGACGCCGACGCCTACAACATCATTCTACTGAACAGTATAAAGAAGCGGCTAGAGTTCCCAGAGTTAAAACAGTTGGCGTTAGAGGAATACGCTGACTGGGAACCCGATGCGTTTATCGTAGAGAAGAAAAGTTCTGGTGTGGCGATCTATCAAGAGATGCGGCGGATGGGACTACCAGTGCAGGAATATACCCCTCACAGGGGGTCTGGTGATAAACTTGCACGTTTAAACTCAGTAGCTGATATTGTAGCATCAGGGATAGTATGGGTTCCTGAAACGCGTTGGGCTGAAGAAGTGGTTGAAGAGATTGCTGGATTTCCGTTTATGAGCCATGATGACTTAGTGGATTCGACAGTCATGGCGTTAATGCGTTTCAGGCAAGGTGGATTCATACGCTTACCAACTGATGAACCTGATGACATACGTTACTTTAAACAACGGCGTGGCGGGTATTACTGAGAGCATAAATTATGGCAATTGAAAAAGGTTTGTACGCAGCACCAGAAGGCATTGATAGCTTGCTCGAAGGTGAGATGATGGACGATGATATGATGGGCGAAGGGCTAGAGATCGAGATTGTTGATCCTGAGAGGGTTACTTTGTCTGATGGCAGTATGGAGATTACGTTAATCCCTGATGGGAACGAAGCAGACCTCATGGGGTTTGATGCCAACCTTGCCGAAGCATTAGAAGATAGTGAGTTACAAGGACTCGCGCAGGATTTAATTGGGCTGATCGATGCAGATACCGACAGCCGAAAAGATTGGGCTGATACGTTTGTCAAAGGACTAGATGTATTAGGGTTCAAGTACGAAGAGCGTACAGATCCGTGGGAAGGTGCCTGCGGAGTCTACTCTACTGTACTGGCCGAGGCCGCGATACGTTTCCAAGCAGAGACGATGAGCGAGACTTTCCCAGCCGCTGGCCCCGTACGTGTAAAGGTACTAGGAGAAGAAACACCCGACAAAACCGAAGCCGCTGAGAGAGTAAAAGCGGACATGAACTATGAGCTGACTGAGCGGATGGTTGAGTACCGGCCAGAGCATGAACGGTTGTTATATAGCCTAGGACTAGCGGGGTCTGCATTTAAGAAGGTCTACTATGACCCCAATTTAGGTCGGCAGGTTGCCATCTATATCCCTGCTGAAGATGTCATTGTCCCTTATGGCGCGTCCCATATTGAGACTGCAGAGCGTGTTACCCACGTCATGCGCAAGACCAAGAACGAGCTGAAGAAGCTTCAGGCGATAGGCTTCTACCGAGATGTAGACCTCGGTGATCCACAGCCGTTCCATACAGATATCGAGAAGAGGAAGGCCGAAGAAGGTGGATACTCAATAACTGACGATGATCGATATGCGATATATGAAGTACACGCGGATCTCATTATTGACGGTATTGACGAAGACGAAGAAGAGATTGCAAAACCTTATGTTGTCACGATTGAACGCGGTACGGGCGATATTCTAGCGATTCGGCGTAACTGGAGCGAAGAAGACCCGTTGATGTTAAAGCGTCAGCACTTTGTTCATTACGTCTATGTACCGGGGTTTGGGTTCTACGGGCTTGGTTTAATCCACATTATTGGTGGGTACGCTCGTGCAGGTACCTCGCTGATTCGTCAGTTGGTTGACGCAGGTACGCTGTCTAACCTCCCCGGCGGTCTTAAGTCTCGTGGCTTACGGATCAAGGGTGATGATACGCCGATTGAACCGGGAGAATGGAAGGACGTGGACGTGCCGTCTGGCAGTATCCGTGACAACATTATGCCCCTGCCTTATAAGGAGCCAAGCCAAA